TAAATTAATTACAGAAGGTTCAACATCGGCAGTTGAAATTAATAAACTCGCATTAATATCAGGATAAATAGTAACTACCGCATCGGCTTGTATTAATACTTCAATTGTAAATCCAACTATATTATAAGTGATTAAATCGTTATAATAATTATCTCTTAAAAAGTTTAAAGTTATTTGTAAAGTATCTTCAAAATTAGCGCCAATAGGCATTTGATAATCTAGTGTTGGAGTTGCTCCGTATGGTATAAAATTAATTTTACAATCATTTGAACCATTGGAATAATAAAGGTCGTAACCATCAATTTGAATTTCATACAAAAAACCGTATCCAGTTGTTATTGGAATATCTATAAATTCTATTATTATTTTCTTTGCCATAATTTTATAAAGCTAATTGACCTCCTAAACGTCTATTCGCGTTTAAAGTATTTGATAAAACTCCGATTAATTTTTGTCCTGCAATTTCAAAAACAACAGTACCGCCATTATTGCCACCGCCTGAAAAACCACTACTTGTAAAACTTTGATTATTTGCACCGCCACCAGTTGATGAAGATGCGCCACCACCCCCGCCACCGATTGAGCCTCCTATCGATTTAGATTTGCTACTAAATATTGAGCCTAACGCAACCAATCCAACACCCGCAGCAATAGCCACATAAGGATTTAATGATTTTAAAGCAGTTTTAACCGCAATAAGTCCAACACCTATTTCAATAGCCATTTTTCCCATTTGAATTAATAAACCTCCTAAACTAGCTAATAAAGATTGTCCAATAGCTCCTAAAACACTACCGCCATTTGCTAAAGCGTTCCCTATTGCAGAACCTATACCCGCAAAAGTGTCAACCATTGCACCCTTAATTATTTCATTTGCTCTATTATCAAAATCCTTTAATGCTAATTCTATCGCGGTTAATTCAGTTTTAACTGTTCCCGTTGCTTTACTAAAAGCTATTGCAGTCCTATTAGCAAACCCATCCATTGTATCCCCTAAACCGCTTATAGTACTAACAAAAGGAGCTATAAATGTAGGTTCAAAATCAAATTTAGTTTTAACTGCTTTTTTAATTTTTGGCGCTTTAGTTTCTTCGTAATTTAATCCTATACTTGCTTTAGTTGATTCATTAATTTTAGATGTATAAACACCTTGTTGAGCAATATTTTTATATAATTCATTTCTTATATCTATAAGGTCTTTTTTAATGCTAGATATTCTAGGACCAGCATTAAGTTGATTTTGATTAGTTCCACTAATTACTTGACCTGATGTATTAATTGAGGCTGCATTTTCTCGTTTTAAATCCTTTTCAGCTTGTATTAAATCTTCTTTAGCTTTTAAAAGTTTTGCATTTATCTTTAATTCTTCTGCTGCTAATTCCCCAATTTTACCAGCATAAGCACTAGCTTTTGCTCTTGCTACAATAGCAGCTGTTAATTCATTTGTTACGGTTGTTAAATCACCGTTTAAAATCTTTTCAGTTGATAAATTACCAAAATAAGCGGGAAATTCTTTTTGTAATTCTTTTACAGCTATTAATCTATTTTCTCTACTTAAAGTATCATCTTGTGCAACAGATACTAATGCTTTCATATTAGCAATTTCAGTTCCTGACTGCTTAGCCGCTTCTTCAGCTACTTTTTTTAATTCAGCACCAAACGCATTATATTTACCCGTTAATTTATCAATAACATCTCCAACACTTAAACCGCTTTGACTTAATAAAGTTAATCCAGTAGTAAGCAAAGAAACGCCTAATAAAATACCACCCGTACCCATTAACGAACTAGCTAAAGCCTTTAACGCTCCACCTGTTGAACCTGTACTTTGTTTAAGATAAGAAAAAGCCTCAGCAGTTGCAGTAATATTATTACCAATACCCATTATTCCATAAGGCGCATCCTGAGCAATACGTGAAAACTGCATTAAAGCATTACCACCGTTTGCAACTTTTGGCGTCATTCCTGCAAAAGAAGTTCCTGTATCTTTAACAGTCGTTTTAAGGCTGTTTAAATTTTGTTTGGCATCTTTTATTTGAGAATTTATTTGCGTAGTATCTAAGCCTAATTTTAATTGGTCTAGTTTTACCTTAGAAAGTTCTTTTATATCAAATTCAACCTCTTTGATTTTTTTTTCAAAGTCGGTTATATCTGCTCCTATTTCAACTGTTAATTTACCTCCTGCCATTTTTTAAATTCTTTAATAAACATTTCTTTTTGAGCGTCTGATATACTTCCGCTTTGTTTTTTGTCTTTATGCAATGGTAAAAATTGCTCTTTTCTTTTAGTCATTTTTTTAGGATCTTGATGTGGCGCAATATAAGTAGTCCACATAACTTCCCTTAACTTTTCCCATTCGTACAAATCCATCCTTTTATACGCAAAAAGCCTGATTTGAAATTCTGCCCACGTCATATCGTACACGAAATCCAAATCAGGACATTTAAGTTCACCAAGAGCAAAACATATCACATCTTCGCTCCAGTTTATTTTTTCGTCACTTTTTTTTTAACTTCTTGATTTTCATTAACTGGAACATCTTTTGTTAAAGATTGTCTAAAAGCCTCAAAGAAATCAAAAATAATACTATTATCAATTCCTAATTCATCAACCCATTCAGCAACATCAAAAGCGTCAAAAGGTGCAAATTCGTTTTTTCTAGTATATCCAAAAGATAAAGAATAAAACATAATTAAAGGCATCCATTTAAACGGGTTACCTTTAATTTTTTCGTCTATTTCATGAAATTGTATATTTTCTTTTTCTAAGAAGTTCCCCAAAAATCCTAATCCAAAATGGAATACTCTTTTTTCGCCTCCTATTTCTAAAGTTATTGATTTCATTAAACGTTTGGATCAGTTAATAAAATAGCACCATCACCATCGATAGTAGCACTAAATGTAGTTACTTCGTCACCACTTCCAAAAGTAGCTGATAAATCAGTCAAATAACCACTTCCGTAATATTTTACACTTGCAGCATCGTCAATATCAGTATCAATTTTCCAATCAATTAACGTCTTTGATTGTTGCAATAAAAATAAAGCATCATGAGAAGCTTTAGCGTCATCACCTCCAGCGGTTGTAGTATCGATATATTCGCCCTCAGCATCTATTGAATAGCTAAAAGTACCCGGTGTTTTTTTAACTACACCCGGGAAACATTTTGTTTGACTTTCAATCATTGCAACGGTTGTATTTAAACCATTTGAAGTAAGACAAGCAACTGGCTTGTATGCAGCAGTATCGTAAATGTACAAAATACCTTTTTCACCTCTTATACTCATTTTTTCTATTTTTTTAAGATTAATTTATTTATTTTCAAAGATATAAAATTATTTATAATAATTCTAAATAATTACTTTAATTATTCAAGTGTTAATATAACGCGTATAAAGTTTCTGTAAACTGTTTGCGTTTCAGAACTGCTATCTAAGTTTGAAGGAAACTCATAACGTCTATTTAAAACACTATATCCACTAATTGATATGTTTTCAATAAGTGCTAATATTGCATTTTCCATATCGTCGTTCACTACTCTACTACCTACATTTCCAGCACCATTATAAATAGCTACAATATCTAATAACGTGTAACTAACCCAACGGTTGCCACATTTGGTAGCTTTGTCGATTTCTTTATCTTGTGTAGAAATAAGGACGTATTGCGTTGGGTTTAAATTACCCGTTACTTGTGTATCAAAACAAGGATAAGTTGAATTAACAGCATCGTAAATAGCTTTTCTAACGTATTTATTTGGATTTACCATATTTGTTTAATACTTTTTTTAATTTGTCTAAATATTCCTCACGTCCCCTAATTAATGCAGGATATAAATAAGGTCTTGCTCTTAAATTTATTTGCTTTATTCCTTTGCCTTTAAACTTTATAGCTTGTTCTTTTAATTCTGTTGGCACATCAACTAATCCACCCGTTCCAAATTCAACGAATGGAGCGTATGGAGCAATAACCCCACCAGCCTCAACGATCCAATTTAAAGGATTATCTTTTACTGCTTTTATAGATTGTCCTAATTTACCAAAATTAGTAGGCGCGGATTGTTTAGCGTATTTTTCAATATTACGGGCTACTTGTTCTGTAACTCCTTCAATATCTTTTTGAGCCTCTTTGCCGTACTTTTGTAAATTAGATATAACACTATTTATTCCTTTTATTTCCATTAGGTTCTTTGAGTTGCCACAATTTCAATATCAATATTATTTAAATCTACATTTAAAATATTATCGATGTTATAAATTAAACCGTTGTATTTTATAAAATTATCTTTAATAGACAAATCTAAATCGTATCTGTTTCTAATTGTAAAAACTGTTTGTACTAAATTGTCGTTTTGTCCGTTTTCGTTTTGTCTTAACGCTCTTTTTGCGGTTACATTTGCCCAAATATTTTGAACTAATGTAGTAGTTACAGTATTTCCACCGTAACCATCAGGAACGGTAGTTGTAACCCAAATAGAAATTAATTTAGTATATTTTCTAGCTATCATATAAAACGTCTATTAATATCTATATTGTTTTGTACAAAATCAGGAATAGTATTCATTGCGTTTTTAGTTTCTGAATTATAAAACCAAAAGTTAATTAATTGCAAAGCACTATCTATTAATTCCGCTGGTATATCTTCCACGTTTTCATAACCAACTGTTAAAGTAACTACATTGTCAATAGTTGGAACGATAGCGTATAAAGGTCTGTATTGTATATCTAATTCTGTAACTGAATTATCAATAGGATAATCATATACTTTTACTTGTTGAACTAAAGCACAATCTTTATAATACAATTTATCGCGTGTTTTAAATATGTGATTTGTTCTTTTTTCAATATAAGATAAAGCACTATTTATCATTCCAGTTATCTCGTTATCGGTTTCAGTTTGTCCCTCATCTATTTTAAGATAAAGTTTTGCAGTTTCCAAACTAATAACGTCTAAATAACTAGTCATTCTTTTTTACTTTTTTAGGTTCTTTTACCTCAACTACATACCAATTCATAGATTTAGCATCTTCTTGCGTCAATTCAATAGTATCTCCTATATGATAGTTTTTCTTTTCTGATAGCTTATAAAAAGCCTTAATTACATTGTATTTCATAATTGTTCTTGTGTTAAATTTGATAAATCGCAAATTGTATTTTTGCCTACATAATCTAAATAGTTGTTTACTTTATACCTTCTATTATTAAAACTTTCGTATTTAATAATGATAAAGTTACCTCGTTCATCGTAGCCTTTTGCTAATATTGTATAGCATATTTGTTCAGGCTGCGTTTGTTCAATTTCTTCAGCACTACAACTGATAAAAAAGATTGCTAGTATTATAATTAGTTTTTTCATAGTAACAAAGATATTAAAAAAACCGTTTGAATTAACAAACGGTTTTAAAAAAAACTAAAACATATGAAAAACTAGACAGCAGTAAAGTCACCGTAAACCAATGCAAGAGGCTGTTCAACAGCTAAAGCAACTTGCGCCTCAATTCTTGCAGTGATATTGTTTTTAACAAAGTTTGTACCTTCTTGTTCCGAGAACTCTAAAGATAAGCCTTCTGTTACAATTTTATTAACTCTAGTCCAATCACCTACAAAGTATTTGTTTGCAGTTACCCAAGTAGCTTGGTAAATTGGAATACCGTTAATTCTTAATTGCCCACCTTCAAAAGTTACAACACCTGGCAAACCATATCCTGCACCTGTTGATTTTTCAGTGATAAGAATATCCCAATAATCAGAAGGTCTAACAACGATACCATTAACTAGGTAATTGATGTTTTGTTGTTTTGCAATTTCAGCAATCAACATTTCAATTTTATTTTGACCTGTAATGATTTCAGTAGATGCAGTTGCAGCATTAGCTAAAACAGTATTAAAAGCAGCGTTCTCAGCTTTTGCGTAATCTCTACGTAAAGCGTTAGGAATAAACGATGTCAAAAATGGTAGGTTGTTTGCCATTTTTTTAGAGTAACGTGTAAAACCAGCAATGAAGTCAGTATTTACGTCAACCATTGTAAAGTCGTAATCTCTTTGCGCTTTACTTGATCCTTCTGTTTGTGTAGCGATAGCACCTTCTCCAGCACCTTCAACAGGGAATGTATAAGTACCTCCAGCGATATTAACAGAACCAACTAAATCAGAAACGTTTACCGCTTGACCCGGTACAGTTACAACGTTGAAATTATAATCTCTAGGTTGGTCACCTGAAAGATTAACAGCCAAAGTCATATCTCCAACGGCTTTAGTTTGGAACGCGTTTCCTTTTCTAACTTCTGAAATACCTTTAAAGTTTTCAGTAATAGATTTTACCAAAGTATCTTCGTTTTTAGTTGAAGTTCCTTTTTCTTGAAGTTTCAAATCCAATTTGTCGGCATGGTCTTGAACCGCTTTCAAATCAGCAGTAAATTTAGCCTCTAAAGCGTCTTTTACTGATTTTAATTCTACATCAAAAGAGTTTTTAACCTCAGTAGTTAATTTTGTTTCAAAAGCATCTATTGCGCTTTTTACTTCAGCAGTTGTTTTTGTTTCTAAACCGCTTTTAATGTTTGCCAATTCGGCTAGTAATTTCTCGTCCATTTTATTTAAGGATTAAAGAGTTTGTAAATGATTTTAACGTTTCTAAATAAAGCGGCTCATCTTCTGGAGTGTCATCTTCTAACGGCTCGTTGTCAAGTGCTTTTAATAATGTTTCAATTTGTTTTAAACGGTCATCCGAATAATCCAAATCATATGATTTCTGTATCAATTCCATTAAACCATAATGAGATTTAATAGCTTTTATATTTTGTACTGTTGCTAATTCATTGGCAGCCCAACTAGATAAAAAAGAATATTCCATTAACTTATATTCAGTAATAATAGATTTGTTCTTAACATCTCTTTGCAATACTTTATATCCAATAGACAATTCAGCATTTAAACCGCTATCGTGCATTAATTTCACATCAGTAAACATATCTTTACCTAAAGGCTTATTCATGTTAAATTGAGAGGTTGTCAATAAACCATAACTATCTTTAGTATTAATAGACAAAGGAACGCCTATCATCATAGTAGGATTATGGTCTTTTAATACTCTAATACGTTTGAAGTTTTCAACTACTGTTTTATCAAAAGAACCAAAAGCACTAACGTCACCATCGCTATCTTTATTGTTATAAGCATTTGCATAGGCAGTAACAACGCCTTTACTTTCGTCTAATTCTTTTAAATCGTATGATAATTGTTTAAATTCCATGCTACAAATATATTAAAATTATTTATAATTATTCTAAATAAGCTATTTTATTTTTCTAATTGGTAAACCATCTGCATCTTCTTTAATTGTAAACACTATTTTACAACGGCAGTTAATTATATTTCCCGCTAATCCTGTTGGATCGCCTGGATACATTATTTCTTCGCCACCAACAAAAAAAGGCTGTTCTGCATTTACTATTTGACCGTTCATATCTAAATGGTCGAATAATGATTTAGGCGGTCTACGTGTTCTAATATCCTGAGTACTTATCCACATTTTCTCAAGTTCATATTCTGAATTTTCAGCAGCTAACATAGTAGCGTAATTTGTCGCGGTAGTTGTTTCAGTTCGTGCAATTCTTAACGCTTGTGATTTATACCATCCAAAACGTTGCTGTAAATTACGTGTAATATCTGCAACGCTTATATTATTGTTATAACCTTGTTGTATTACCTTAACAATACTTTCAATTAATGTTTGATGTACTGAAACAATCCTTAAACCAGCATTACTATTTAACCACTGATTTATAATCATTTCAAAATCAATATCGGCTTTAATACTTTTTTCTGTTCGTTTATATTGTGGTGCAATTAAATTAGTATAAATTTCTTTATACATTTCTTTAATTTGCTTTTCAGTTACATTGGCATAAATCAAAGATTGAAATGTTAATTTAGCCATATTGTTAAAAGGTATTGAATTAACAATTTTAAACACATTACGCCTTACAATTCGATAACTTTGTATTTCTTGTCTTTGTCTAAGTTTATCCATTTGTCATATCGTTAACGCTAGGATCGTTTATATTTATAATTCCATTTGGAATATAAATTTCATTCATCATTTCATCTTCTATTTCTTCATAGTTAAATACTTCTCTA